ACTGTCAGCTGTGAATGGTCTTGGATTGACAGAACGTGAGGTGCAATTGATTGCTTTCACAGCCATCAAAGGTAACATCTCCTATGCCAATGTTCGTCAAGAGTTCTGTGAGAAGTACAAAAGCTCGCCCCCAACCATCAACAACATCATCTCCAAACTTAAACGTATTGGTGTATTTGTCAAGGACGGTACCAAGGTGAAGGTCAACCCAGTCATCATCCTAGACTTTGAGAAAGACATTGTCTTACAAATAACTGTAAGTCATGGATAAGCCAATCTCAATGTCAGTGAAGGATTATCTAGTCAGGACACTAGCTGTTAAGATGATGGTTTCAGAGAAGACAATTGAGACAGTGGTCAATCATCAGTTCCAATCAGCCAATGAGGCAATGGACTTAAATGACAGCATAGAAATTTCTGGATTTGGAAAGCTCTTCTTTAACAGGAAGAAGGCAGGAAAGAAGGTGGAGAAGCTAAATGCTAAAAAGCTAGCTATGGAACGTATTATTAATGATGTTAATACGTCTGAGCAAAAGAGAAAGTCTTCTATTGTCACATTAGAAAAGACAATAGTGCAGATAAACCAACTTAAACCAAGAACTACATATGAAGATTAACTTCTCCCAGATATATGAGGGTTGGAAAAATAACCTTTTCCCAGCTGAGAATATGAGAACTTACATTAAACAAGTGAGTGATGAAAGAATGGCTATATGTGAGGAGTGTGATCTCATATCAACAAAACATAAAACTGTCAGACCTGATGTACATTGCACAAATTGTGGATGTATGTTAATTGCTAAAACAAAATGTTTATCATGTGACTGTCCTCTTAAGAAATGGGAAGCTGTTATAGCCAATGTAGAAGAGGAGGAAGCATTAAAAAAAGAAGTTCATGGACAATAAGGTAATGCATATTAAGAAGATTCACCTAGATAATTTTATAGAAATCTTAGTAGATCTCTATAATAAAGGTGTGGACTATATTGATATTACAGGTGCTCCAGATGATAATCAAGAGAGTGATCAAGATAGGATGGCTGTATCATTTACAAAAGACTATATGATGGAAGGAGCTGAAGAAAACTTTAAAAATGTTCCTATACAAGGAATGGATATAAGTGAGCTTCTGAATCAAAAACTGTCTGATAAAGACTTGAATGATTTAATATGAGTAAAAAGAACAACTACGAAAAAGCTCTTTATATACTACAAGAACTACATAAAGACTTTCCTACATACAATTTAGGAAGGCATCTTGCTACAGCTCTTAGTGATTATGGAGATATATGGGGGATGACAGACAAAGAATTAGTCTTTGCTTTGGAAAAATATAAGACAGAGATTGAAATGGACGTTCCACATACAGATGAGTCTGAGATTGATAAGATTATAAAAGAAGGTATGGACCTTGATAATATACTAAAAGAAGAAGAAGATGGCGACTATTAAAAAAACTACATATATAAACACAGAGCTTGAATGGGCAGAAGCACAGCTTGTTTCCTGGAAAGCTTATGTAAATGCAAACCCACTACATGAATTGAAAGATAGAATTGAGTGGAAGCCTACAGCTAAAGGAGGAATGTTACCTATGGTAATAGCTAGTATTGAAGCTCAGGGTAAGTTTGTACAGGAGACAATGAAGAACTACCTTGCTCTAGTAGAAGTGGTAGATAAGCTAAGAAACATGGAAGAAGCTAAGGTGGAAGTGAGAGGAAAGGGTGAGTTGTCAGGAGCTGCTGCTGAGTTTTTAGCAAATAGAAAATAATGATTGAACTACAAAACATAGATTACAAAGATTGGTTCATAAATCAGAAACGTATTCCTGATAAGGAATCTGCTGAATGTAAACCGTTCTTTGATTTCCATAGAGAATTATGTTTAAATGGTGCTATGATGGGGGGTGTGTATATCAACCCCTTTTTATATTGGCACCTAAATATATGGCACACTGAGGTGGATGTCATAGATGATAGAGGAAGAATTGCACAAAAATATGCTAATCCGTTTTTAAGAGATAATGAGTGGCTGGTAACAAACGAAATTGATAGAGCCCAACAGGAAAAAAAGGGCTTGGTTATTCTAGGTATTAGACGTTTTGCTAAATCCGTTCTTGAAGCATCCTATATTGCATGGGGTGCAACATTTGATGAGAACTCCCAGAATATTATTGCTGGTTTGAATGCACCAGATATAAAACTTATTACGGATAAAATAGATAAAGGATTAAACTTTATCCCTGAGTATTGGAGATGGCAGAGAATTGAGGATAACTGGAAAAACCAGGTCACATTAGGTATTAAAACCAAATCTGGTGAACGTATCCCATTCTCTTCCATTCTGATACGTAACCTTGATGAAGGTAATAATGAAGAAGCAATTGCAGGTACAAAACCACGTAAATTAATTATAGATGAGATTGGTAAAGGAAATTTTCTTAGAGGTTTACAGGCGGCTATACCAGGTTTCACTACACCCTATGGTTGGGGATGTTCTCCAATTCTCACAGGCACTGGTGGTGATATGAAGAAATTTCAGGATGCAAAATCCCTGATGTTTGACGTAGACAACTTTAATTTCCTTACATATAATAATGCAAAAGATGATAAGCGTATACATGGCTTATTCATCCCAGCTAAATATAGAATGGAAGCTAAAGAGAAATCTACATTAGGAGCTTTCTTAAATGAGCCTACTGGATCAGACTTATATAACGTTGAAATGTTAGTGGGTGATGAGGAAAGAGCTAAAGAGATTACAGAGAAGAACCTAGAAAGACTTAAAAAGGCTGGAGATAGAATTGCTTATTTGAAGGAGAAGATGTACTACCCAATGGAGGTGGATGATATCTTCTTGAATGAGGATACAAACATCTTTGATATTGAATCAGCTAAGAGACAGAAAACCAGACTGTTACAACAAGAAAGAACAGGAACTCCTGTTACATTGTTCTCTGGAGAAAATGGTATTGAGCATGAGTTTACAGACAAGCTTCCTATATCTAACTTTCCATTAAAGAACAGTGATACAAAAGATGCTCCTATAGTTATATATGAATTCCCTGTAGAAAACCCTCCTTATGGATTGTATGTAGCAGGAGTTGACCCTTATAGACAAGGTAAGTCTGTGTATTCAAGTTCACTTGGTTCTGTATTCATATATAAAAGAATGCATGAAATTAGTGGTGAGAAGTATCAAGATATGTTCGTAGCTTCGTATTGTGCAAGACCTGATAAGAAAGAGATTTGGGAAGAACAAGCTAGACTTCTTATTAAGTATTACAATGCAAGAACACTGTGTGAGAATGATGATATATCATTTATAGAATATATGAAGGCCAAAGGGGATGCTCACTATTTAGAGAAACAACCTGAATGGCTTAAAGAAATTGTTCCAAACACAACAGTTAAAAGAGATTATGGAATTCATCGTTCAAGTGACAAAATAATTGAGTATCTTCACACCTGCTTAAAGAAGTATATGGAGTCTGTGATATTCAAAGAAACAAATGAGGCTGGTGATACTATAAGAGAAGTTCTAGGGGTGAGTAAGATATTTGATCCTGTATTGCTTGAAGAGATTATACAATACAATGATTCAGGTAACTTTGATAGAATCATTGCTGCAGAGTTAGCCATTGCACAAGCATTAAAGATGGACCCTATTATGGGTAAGATTGGTGGAACATCTGATGATAGAGTGAAGGCAATGTTTAGTAAGAAGAAAGGAAACGTACTGTTTACAGAATCAAGAGGTGGGATGTTTGGAACCTCTCATAATAAATATAAAAGAAATAAATTGTTTACATAATGGCAATTATAAGATATACAAAAGACGCAACAATTAGGTATGCCTATTTAAACATCTTCCCTGATCAGTTTAAAACTGAGAAGGAAAAGATGGATGAGAGTTGGATAAAGAATACAATGGACTACTTTGCAAACAAAGCTTACGCTGAGTATGTAAAGAACCGTGATACGTTTGTTAAGAACTACGATCTTGTTAAGGGTATTTTAAGACATGAGGATTTTTACCAAGAACCTGAGGTGAGAAGTTTTACAGATATGCTAACAGCTGATTTACAGCTTCCTGCATATGTAAAACATTATTCTATAATGACAACACCTATTAATGAATTAGTAGGTGAGATTTCTAAACGTCCAGATGCTTTCCGTGTGAAGGCATTTGATGATGATAGTAAGTCTGAAGAGCTTGAATTTAAAACAAGTATATTACAAGATTATGTAATTAATCAAGCTCAGTCTAAAATACAAGAACAAGCTGATTTAAAAGGAGAAGAAATCTCTGACGAAGACTTGCAAAAAATGACAATGGAGGATGTAAAAGATCAACTTGATTCTTATACATCTGTTGCAGAGAAGTGGGCTAATCATGTATTAACAGCTCAGAAAGCTGAGTTTATTTTAAAAGAAAAAAGTGAAGATGCGTTTAGAGATTTATTAATTTCTTCTAGAGAGTTCTATCATGTATATGAAGATAACTCAAAAGTTGGATTTAATATTGAGGTGGCTAACCCTAAGAATACATTCTTCTTAACTACACCAGATAGAAAATATATTTCAGATCCTTCAGGACGTGCACAAGGAGCATATGCTGCTGGTACAGTTATGGTGATGGAACTATCTGAGATTATTGAAACGTTCCCTGATATCACTAAAGAAGAGATTGATCACTTACGTAGTTCATTACAAGACTATGGTTTGATTAACGTACGTGAATCTAATTTAGGTAATCCTAATGCTATTCCAGGTATTGATTCAGTACAATATGATACATATGATCCATTAGTGTTACAAACAAGAATGGTAATTGAGTCTGAAATGAAAGAGAACAATGATGGCTTACAAGACTTCTTAGGTCTTACATCTAATGTTAGTTCATTTGGTTACAAGTATGTTGTTGTACGTACATATTGGATTTCTAAAAAGAAGATTGGTAAATTAATTTACTTAGATGAGTTAGGTAATGAGCAATCTTTACTAGTAGATGAAAACTACAAATCTGGAACTATTCCTACACAACAATCGTTAGAGTGGGGATGGATTAATGAATGGTACCAAGGAGTTAAGATTGGTCCAGACATCTATCATATTAAACCATATAAATTACTTCCTTATTGTCCTATCATTGGATTAGTACATGAAGTTAAGAATACAGAAGCTAGAAGCTTGGTAGATATGATGAAACCTTTTCAGGTTCTTTATAACGTTTGTATGAATCAATTATACAAGCTGTTAGAAAAAGAAGTTGGTAAGGTGTATTTAACATCTATTAGACATATTCCTATTCCTAAAGATGGAGATGCTCAAGATGCTCTTGATGTATGGGAAATGGAAGCACGTAACCGTGGTGTAATGTTTATTGATGACTCTCCAGAAAATTTGAAGAGCCCATCATCATTTAACCAGTTCCGTGATATTGATCTTACACGTACGCAAGAGATCCAATCTAGATATACACTAGCTCAACAATTAAAGAATGAGTGTTGGGAATTGATAGGTATGTCTAGACAACGTATGGGATCTATTTCAGCTAGTGAATCAGCTACAGGTACTAACACTGCTATTACACAATCATATTCTCAAACTGAGCCTATATTTGTTGCACATGAATACGTATTAGGTCAGCTTTATCAAGCTATAATTGATGCATCACTATATGTAGAAGCTAAAAAACCTGAGTCAACTATTTCATATATTACTAACGAAGGAGAATCTGCATTTGTACAAGTGAATGGTACAGATCTTAAGTTCCGTGATCTTAAAGTGTATTTAACTAATAGACCAGAAGATCAGAAAATGTTTAATGAAATTAGAGGCTTATCTCAAGCTGTTTTACAAAACGGTGGTTCATTACATGATATCATTGAGCTTTACAGCACTAACTCTGTACGTCAGATGAAGAAGGTGTTTAAGACACTTAAAGATCGTCAAGATCAAATGCAAGATCAACAAATGCAACAAAAGCAACAAGAACTTGAGCAACAGCAACAGCAATCTATGGCAGCTATTGAAAGTGCTAAACAAATGCAAGCTGAAAAAATAGCTCATGATGATTATCAAAATGCATTAGACAGAATTAATAAGAAAGAAATTGCTATTATTTCTGCTGAATCTAAAGGGGGATTACCAGATACAGACATAAATGGAGTTCCTGATGCTTTAGAAGTTGATAAATTAATGCGTGAACAAACAAAAGCTGCTAATGATTATCAATTAAAAATGAACGATATTCAATCTAAAAATACATTAGCTTTACAAAAACTTGAAGTAGAAAAAGAAAAGTTAAAAGTATCTAGAGAGAATCAAGCAAATGATTTAGCTATTGCTAAAGAGAATGCTAAAGGTAGGGCGAACAAGAAAACTAAATAGTTATGTTTGATAAACTGATTGAGATTATATCTAATTGGTGGTTACAACTAACCCCAATAATTATAATAAGAGATTACGAGAAAGCTGTATTACTTAGGTTTGGAAAATTTAAAAAAGTTCTTGAACCTGGAATACATTTGAAAATTCCAATGTTTGACGAGGTGATTGACCAGCATGTTGTCACTACAACATTAAGTCTTGATGCACAATCTTTGTATACAGCAGATAAACAGAATATTGTTGTGAAAGGATTGATTAAATATAAGATAGCTGACGTTAAAATATTCTTATTAGAAGTTTGGGATGCTCAAGATGCTATATCAGATATGGCACAAGCTATCATTAAAAATGTCATTATGTCTATGACATTAGATGAGTGTACAGATGCTGAAATTGATAACACTCTTACTAAGAAAGTGAGGGTGGAAGCTAAGAAGTGGGGGGTTGAAGTTCAACAAGTTACACTCACTGACCTAGCTCCAATAAGAAGCATTAGACTTATAAATGACAACTTTATTAATAAATTAGATTAGAGTAAAAAATATTAATGCTATATTATCTTAAATAATGATCTATATAGAGCTTCATCTCTTTGATATTAATTTACTATAGTATACTTTTACATTACAAAACCAATTAAAACTCAACTACATATGGCTGAAAATCTAGATAATCCAGGTTTTGGGAACTTTAGTATCCAAGATACAATGGAAATGGGAATGGGCAACGCTGAATTGTTAAACGATTTAATGGGCCCTGATAGTGCTACATCTAATCCTGATGACATTAAGGATATTAATGACACTCCCCCTCCTGCTCCTGATAAAAAAACTACTTCTGCAAATTCAGGTAAAAAACCTGATGCAGACAATTCTAGTGATGACACTTCTGATAAAAAACCTGATGAAAAGAAATCTTTAACAGACTTCTTATTAGGTGGAGACGATGAAGAAGATGGTGATGATTCAGAAGATACTGATAATCAACCAGTTGCAAAAACTAGTAAACAAGATAGTAAACAAGATGATGCTGATGAAGAGGAAGGAGATGATGCTCCTGAGTCAACATTTTCATCTTTATCTAAAGACCTTTTCAAACTGGGTGTATTCACTCAAGGAGAAGATGAAGAAGAAGAACCAATTACAACTCCAGAACAATTCTTAGAGAAGTTTAATGCTGAGAAAAAGAAAGGAGCTATTGAAGTGGTTGATAACTTCATTGGTCAATTTGGAGAAGATTATCGTAATGCATTTGATGCCATATTTGTAAAAGGAGTTGATCCTAAAGATTACTTTGGTACATATAACCAAATTCAATCATTTGCTGAAATGGATCTTGCACAAGAAGCAAATCAGGTTTCTGTAATTAAACAAGCTTTAGCTGATCAAGGATTTGATCCTGAAGATGTTACATCTGAAGTTGAAAGACTTAAGAACTACGGAGATCTTGAAAGTGTTGCTACAAAGCATCACAAGGTCTTAGTAAAGAAAGAAGCTGTAAAGCTTCAAAAAATGGAACAAGAGAAAGAAGTACAATTACAACAACAAGCTCAATATAAACAGCAATATGCTAATAATGTAACCCAAGTGTTACAAGACAAGCTAAAAGCAAAAGAGTTTGATGGTATTCCTCTTAATCCAAAACTGGCTGGTGAACTACAAGATTTCTTAGTAACAGATAAGTACAAGACAAATTCTGGTGAAACATTAACAGACTTTGATCGTACTATTCTAGAACTTAAACGTCCTGAGAATCATGAAAGAAAAGTGAAAGTTGCTCTTTTACTTAAGATCTTGGAAAAAGATCCTACACTTTCTACGATTCAAAAGAATGGTGTCACCAAAAAGTCAAATGAATTGTTTGGTGAGGTAGCCAGACAGGTTAGTAAAAGTGCTGTGAAATCTAAACAACCAGTCAAAGCTAACTCATGGTTTCAATAAACAATTTCAATAAACATTAATTAAAAAAATAAAAAAATGGCAATTCAAACAATTCCAGGTTTAACTGGTTTTACTTACGCAAGAGTAGCTTCTATGGACAAGCGTGCTGTAGGTAAATTAACAGATGCTAACCACTTGGAAAGCTTTCACTCTACAGAGCCAGCAGATTATGATAAGAAAATTATCAGTTTGTATACTCAAAGCTCTCTTTACAGTAATGACTTCTTGGACATGATTAACAAGAGCACTCCTTACTATATTGACAACAACAGTGATGCTTGGAAGTGGCAGGTACAAGTTCCATACAAGTTCCCTAAAATCATTGACATTCCAACAAGTACTTTAGAGCTGAGCAAGCCAGGTATTGATGGTCAAGAATTCCAATTAGTAATTGATACTAATGAGTTCTCTAAGAATGCAATTGTATCTGTAGGTACTCGTCAGTATGGTCCTCGTTTCTATGTAATCAAAGATCCAGTAAACTGGAACATGGGTTACTTATACACTTTCACTTTAGTTACAGACAATCCAACTGTAGATTTCGTTAGTCCTAACTTCTTAAGAGTTGGTATTGAATTGGAATTAGTTGATGCTGCAATTGGTGAATTTGACCAAGACTTATTAGGTCTTCCTCGTTTAGGTGAGCAAATCACAATGTTTGAATCTTTAGGTTCTGCATATGGTTATGAGCACAAAATCACTGAGTGGGCTGATGATAAGATGATGGTTGATGCTTCTGGTAAAGCTTTAGACATTTTAGTATATGCTCCTCAAAGACGTAACCAATTACCTTTAACTCGTAATGATGTTAAGTGGGAACCATTTATTGAGTTCTGGATGCGTAAGTCTATGTTAGAATTAAAAGTTAAGCGTATGATCTGGGCTAAGCCTGGTACCGTGAAGACTAATGGTTCTAAGCAAGAATTAAAGCGTACATCTGCTGGTGTTTACCACAGAATGCGTAATAACGGTAACTTAGTACAATACAACCGTGGTGAGTTCACTGCAAACTTGATTCGTTCAGTGTTTGGTGACTTGTTCTACAGACGTGTTGATGTTAAGGATCGTAGAGTTAAAATGTACACTAACGAAGCTGGTTTTGACGTGTTCCAACAAGCTTTAAAGAATGATGCATTGAATTCAGGTTTAACTTTCATGGCTGATTCTGGTAACAGATATTTACAAGGAGAAGGTCAACACATTACTTACAACTTTGCATTTGATGCAATGGTTACACGTGAGACTGGTCGTGTTGAATTGATCCACTTGAAAGAATTAGATCTTCCTCAAACAAACTTAGAATTTGGTCAGAATAAGAAGTCAACTCCAGTATTTATGGTGTTTGATGTATCTCCAATGTCTGATGGTTCTATGATCAACAACATTCGTGAAGTACGTATGAAGGGTGCTCCTTCTATGACTTGGGGTTATATTGATGGTACTCGTCACCACTTAGGCTTTGCTAAGTCTCAAGGTATGAGTTCTGCAAATAAATTCCCAGGATACGAAATCTGGATGAAAGATCGTTGTGATGTATTCATTGAAGATTTATCTAGAACAGTATTGATTGAAGAAATTCCTCAATTCTAATAAAAGAGTTAAGGGTTAAAATCCTTAAAACTACACAGAGAAGATGTTCCCCCCTCCCTCAACGAGGGGGAATCTTCTTACACAGATGGATGGGTTTGGGCTCCATGCCCCACCGCATTCCCTTCAATGGGAACCATCTGCAAATAAACCAATAAAAAACAACTACATATGGGTAAGATAGGAAAAATCTCTACGTTAAAAAAAGAGTATAACAATTCTCAGTTACAAACGATGCAGGCTGGTCTTGCACAGAAAGGCTTAACAAGAATTCCTGGTACAGGTGTTTTCAAGTATCCTTATAAAGAACTTGATGGACAGTACAGAACAGGTCTTGATCCAAATGCTGCTTACATTAGACGCATTAGTGATAATCTTGAAAGAGAGTTAGAAGTTGAAAGAGTTACAGCATTGAAAGCTAAACTTGAAGCTGCTATGGGTGATATTGACTTAGGTCCTCGTTCTAAATTTTGGAACTATGGATTGTCTACATCTACAGATGATGTACTACATGTACAAGCTGTTAAGTTAATGGATGGTGATAACTTCTTTGATTTTAGTAATCCATCTCAAGAGTTAGCTTTTGCATGGTTAAGAGTTCATCCAACAATTGCTTCTAGCTATCAAGCATGGGAGCGTGGTGAATATTCAGCAGATATACAATTTTATGTTGCTGATGATGAGATTGAAAACCAAGTGATTTTCAAGAAGAAACAATTGATCAACAAGGCTATTGTTAAGTTTGATGCAATGACTCCTGAAAAGAAACGTAAGGTAGCAAGATTATTAGGTTTACCAGTTAGTGAAGATTCTAAAGAAGAGTCTGTATATAACCAAGTAGACAACCTATTAAAACAAACTGAATTCAAAAATGGTAAACACGCTGGTTTAAATCCTGTAGAAGTGTTTAACAGATTTGCAGACATGAGTGAAAACTTACTCCATATTAAAGATTTAGTAAAACAAGCAGTTGCACATTCTATTTATAGAATAAAAGCAAATGACAAAGTATATGAAGGTGAACATGCTATTGCAAAAGATGAAGATGATTTAATCAGATTCTTAGCAGATGAAGATAATCAAGATGCATTGATCACTTTGGAACAAAAATTGAAACTTAAAAAACTAGCCTCTGTATGATCCCTGTAGATAGTTTATTATATAAGATAGACCAGAAACTAAATAAACTATCAACTAACGAGCATCAACAAATTAACCTAGAAGACAAAATTTTAGCTTTAAATGAAGCTCAGATAAAGCTTATAAAGCAAAAGGTTGATGGGTTTAGTACAGTTTCAGGTATGGGCTTTGACTCTTTTAAAAAGCGTTACGAAGACCTACAAAGATTGGTAGTGAACTATATTGATGGTGAACTATCTCTAACTTTAAAAAACACAGAGTTAAATCAATGGTCTGCTGATTTAGATTTATTAGTTCCTAAATATATGTTCTATGTAGACTCATATGTTTTGGCTAATAAAGGAAGATGTACTGATAGAAAGATATGGATTAATAAGGATTTGGCAAAGCATGGTGATTTATCTGTGCTTTTAAACAATACTCATTATAGACCTTCTTTTGAATATCAAGAGACATTCAACTTTATATCTTCTGATGAGATAAGTATATTTACAGATGGTACATTTACACCAAGTAAGATGTACATATCTTATATGAGATACCCAGTGTATATTGATTCAGTAGGGTATACTGACTTTGATGGACAACCATCAATTAACCAAAATTGCGAACTTGAATTATACTTAGAAGATGAATTAGTAGATTTAACAGTTCAAAATTTAGCAATGTACACAGAAAACATGTCTGCAGTTCAATCAGCTCAGATGAGGATTCAAACAAACGAGTAATTTTTCATAATTTAAAATAAAACAAAATGGCGGATTTTTCATTAACCACCCTCTTTGTTGTACCAGTAGGAAATTCATTACCTAGCTCTGGATCAACACAAGACTTAACAGCTGGTCAGTTTGGTATTTATACCAATAACTATGCTGTTGCAACTGTAGGTAACATTGCAGCTGCTCCTTATTTCTATTTAGCTCAAGGTAGAGTAAACACGTATTTACAAGGTTCTAAGCGTTCTGACAAGATTTCTGCAGACAATGTATCTGAATGGTACAAAGTTACAGGTAATCCAGTTGCTGCTAACCAAGTAACAGAAGTTGGTGATTTCACTGTAAAACCAGGTGAAGTTGTAACTTTAACATTACGTGCTTTCTCTAGTTACATTGACACATTGTATTTCAACGGTTTCACTCGTAGTGTAACTGTAAACGCTCCATGTTTAGAATGTGGTGGTGATCCTTGTACAGATGTTGATGTACCTGCTTTAATTGATGAATTAATCATCAAGTTACGTCAAAAAGCTCCAGGTAACAACCCTGACAACATTAGCTTTGACACTTTCTATCAATTCCAAAGAGTTGGTAATAATGCAAGTGCTAAGTTAGTTATTAGCGGTAAGCCTTTGACTATCTATGGACAACCATGTGATGTGGCTGCATTCCCTTGGGAGTATGACCGTATGTATTTCCGTACATTCATCTTCTCTGGTCCAGCTACAACTGCTGACTTCATTGTTGATGATCCTTGTAACCAAGTAGCTCAAGCTGTAATTACTCAACGTAGTTCTTATGTTTCTGGTACTTCTGGAGAGATTCAACAATTAGAGAAAAACTTCTATAGCTACCAAGCTGGTTATTTGAAGCATTTGTACAGAATGGTTGGTTACAACGAGAACTTTGAGTCTTGGGTAACTGATGGTACTACTTACGATACTTTGTATATCAAGTTTAATGAGTATGACAAATCTGCTTACAAGTGGGGTGATTATATCATTGAAGATTCTCAAGTAATCATTGCTGCTCCACAAGCGTTAACTCAAGACATCTTAGATGTATTAGAGGCTGCTTTGGGTGTTGTATCTGATGAAAGTGGTGATATCACTTCTACAACTAGTACTACAACTACTATTTGGCCTAGTACTTCAACAACAACTACTTTGATTCCTTAAGAATAAAAGTAGAATCATATTAACCTATGCCAGAGGGTGAGAGGATAATCTCAAGTCCTCTGGCATTTTTATTTTAAAGACATGACTCTAGATTTTTTAGTAATAAATACTTTCAATACAAAAACACTAGGTGTTGCTGATATATCAGTTTATGATACACAGCCTCCTAATGTTGTTGCTCCAACTATGGAGATTACTATTCCTGGATATACTGTTCCTGTGTCTATTCCTTTTATACCTCAAGATTTTAATGTTTATAATTCTATTATATTAGGACTTAATACTCTTGCAGGAGGTATGCAACCTCTTCCAGATGGTGTATACTTTATGAAATATTCTGTTGCTCCTGCATATTTAAACTTTGTAGAAAAGAACATAATGCGTACTGAAAGAATTCAAGAAAAATTTGATAATGCTTTCATGAAGCTTGATATGATGGAATGTGATAGTGCAATTAGAACACAAGCAAAAGTGAATCTAAATAGTATATATTATATGATTCAAGGCTCTATTGCTGCTGCTAATAACTGTGCAATAGATACAGCTAACAGATTATATTTACAGGCAGATAGACAATTAGATAATTTTATTAGGAACAACTGTGGTTGTTCTGGAAACAACTATATAAATAACTTCTATTGATATGGCAAACTGTAGAGATTGTGGCCTTAAAGTAGGCTGCGGATGTCAATTAATTAATGGCTTGTGTTCAGCATGTAATAACAAGCTGAAACAAATTAATCAAAGAATAAGAAATGTTATCACCAAGATTAACGGACTGTATTGAGTGTGCTAGCATACCTGCACTATTAACTGATATTGATCTTAGACTAACTGCGTTAGCTAATGATCAGTATAATAATATTGTATACTCCTTGAATTATTTTATTCCAGGACAGGTAATTGGTGACTTACTACACTATAAACAAATATTAACTTACAAACTTTGTAATCCAGAATACTGTGCACCTTTTACAGTGGAGATGATTGCAAGTAGAGTAATATTGTTAATAAATAAATAAATTATAAAATGTCTTGTACAAGTTGTTTTAATGGATGTGTTGAGACTGTATCTGACCAATGTGTTAGATATACAGGTCCAACTATCCCTGCTCTAAATATTACTACAGGAGATACATTGCTTCATGTAGAAGAAATGATTACAACTAAACTTGTTCCGTTATTAACTGGTACAGGTGATGTTATAACTATTGCTTCTGGTGATAAATGTGCTCTTATAAATGGATTCTTAATAGGAATCACTTCTCCTAATTCTACTCAATTATTCACAGCGTTAGTTAAATCTGTTTGTAGTTTACAAGCTCAGGTGACTGCAGTTGCTGCTGATATTGCTGTATTAAATGCAGATTATACAATAGATTGTCTTACAGGTGTAACAGCCTCTTCTGACACACATGCTATCTTACAAGCTGTTATTACAAGACTTTGTGTTGTAGTGGCAGATTTAGCAGCATTAGATTTAGATGTAAGCACAAACTATGTAAAGCTGTCTGACCTAGATGCATTAATAGCTGCTTACATAGCTGGTCAATCAGGTAATGTAACTCAGAACTATTTAAAGATGGTTCCTTTTACAGTAGTTGAATACTATGGTCCTCTTACAAACTTTGATGGTACAGGTGCTGGTATAGGAACATTAGGATGGGATAAAATCTATTTATGTAATGGTTCTAACGGCACTCCTGATAAAAGAGGTAGAGTTGGTGTAGGAGCTATTCTTAATGTTCCTGGTGGACCATTAACCGCTGCTGTAGATCCTGTTTATGCTGGTAATCCAAATTATGATCTTGAAGATATTGCTGGTGCAAACACAGTGGCTATAAATGTTAATCAACTTCCTAGTCACACACACACTGCAACAGCAAGTGCTTCATCCACTGTAACAGATCCTGGGCATAGTCATTATGTTGGTAATACACCAGAAGGTTGGGATAGTTCAGGTAGTATTGGTATTGTAAATAGAACACCAAAGAATGTTCAAACTACAACTTCTACAACAGGTATCACTGTAGCAACAACTGTAAATGTAAGCAACACAAACACTGGTAGTAATCAAGGTCATCCAAACATTCAACCTGTAATTGCTTCTTATTACATCATGTATATTCCTTAATATTCTAAATCAACTATAAATGTCTTGTTTACCTGGTACACCTTGCTATAACGCTTATTATCATCCTAGTGAAAACTGTGGATGTGCTGAGTGCATTAGCAATTCAAATAATGTAATATACGTTGGTCCTAATTTACCAAACTCAGGAGTTCAAAACGGAAACTGCTTAACTCTTG